AATGAACCAGAATCACCAGACCATAATCCGGTAGTAACTACTTCAGTTTTTGCATTAACTTTATCAAAATCACCAAATCTTTTGTAAATACCAGTAGTTACACCACCAGTATTGGTAGCGATTTGTTGACCAGCTGGTAGTACGCTATTTAAAATAGATACGATTTGGTTTGTATCAACCGTACCAGAGTTTGCTAATGCTGCTATCTGGGCGGTTACGTTTGGGTCATTTATTAGTGCCATTATTTATTTCTTTTTAAGCTTTATAAGTTACAGTTACAGGTATAGTTTGAGAACCTCCAGTTTCATTACCATAAACTGTCAATGTAGTTGCTACATCAATTGTTAAGTTTGGATTTGGTGTGAAACGGAATTCCAAACCACTAACCACCTGTGCGGTTGTTGTTATTTCTTCTCCTAAGAATACAGGAACACTACCAACTGCCGATGCGCCTCTAACAACAGTCAATGTACCAGCTCTTTGGTCTGTTAATACTACAGTATAGCCAGCACTTGCGTTTCCAGCAGGAGATGTGGTTGGTGTTAATCCAACACCACCCTCTAATTGATTTACACCAATTGATGGTACACCCAATCTTACAGTTGGGATTTGAGTAGTTCCTTTTGGTAAAGTAACTAATTTATATCTCAATACTTGAGTTTCATCAGGAGATGCTTCCGTTACAGGAATAGCTCTTATCGCTGAATCATAATAAGCAGAACCTTTTGGATGCGCTGGTTCGTAAAGCGTATAATCAATCTCATCATCACCCAAAGCGAACTTTGAAATGTTTAATGATTGACCCGATGCTAATTTTTGTCTTCCTTTTTTGGTAAGAATTGCATCTACTGTAATTTCGGTATTATCTAAATATGCCATTTGATATTGTTTTTTAATTCTTTATTATCTAAAATAAATATAACCAATTAATATTTTCATTCTTAATCCACTTCAAGTATTGGTTCACCACTACCTCTACCCGTCTTAGCCACTCTAAGAATGTTAGGATTAGTTGTAAATGTTTCTACTGGAGATAACCCGTCCGGCGTTGTTGCCGCTGTTTGCTGAGAACCTTTCCAGAATGTACGTTGTAATCCCTCTCCCAATCCATTAGTAAATTTATAGTGAGTTGGTAAGTAACCATTAATAGCTGTAACCTGTACTACATCATTTCCTAATGCTATACTACCACTAAAAGGTAATAACGATACATAATATTTATCTTCAAATGTAGTTATTGTAGTATATTTAACAGGACCTGAAGTTGTTGCTGGGTATCCACCTGTTTGAGTTTTTTTCTTCTTAGGTTTAGATTCTTTTACTAAAAATGCACTAACTCTACTACCCGTTGTTTCTAAATTTCCAAATACGTCATCAAATCTTCTATAAATAGAGTTTCCTCTCTTAGCATATAAACCATATCCTAAGTTTGCCAATGAATTTTTATCCATACCAATTTGAGTAGATGAAAACGAATCAACCTCACCATATAAACTAGCACCGGTAGGACACTCTATATTCACAGAACCTTGTGCTGGATATGTAGGATATTCCGTATCTAATATATCAACAAAATTATACTCTATTGTAGATTCGTATGTTGGATTTGTACTTTCTAATACAATTCCAGTATTTGCATCAACAACACCATCATAATTATTTAAATTACTTTCTAATATTGCTATTTCTTGTGCATTTAATTCACCTTCATTATAGTTGAAAGTAGAATCTATCGTAACATCATCAAATGTTGGAATTGTTACATCAAAATCATGTTTAGATGATTCTGGTTTTGTCCATTTAATTTTACTTCTTTCTAAATAGTGTGGTTCAATTAATAAACCTTTAGATACTTTTGCTCTAGCAGGTGCCAAATCATCCAATACATCAAAAAGAGATTTATCAATATATCTTACTAATTGAATGTACTCATATATGTTTCTATCAAGTCTTTCAAAATAATAATTTCTTAAAACACTTAATTGTTTGTAATTGTCTGTGTACTCATCTGATGGGTCACCAATGTAGTTATCAATATTAAAATCACCAAATGCTTTTAAGATATCCATATTTAACTCCTTAATTGGAGAGAAGAATAATCCCAAACGATTTGAATCTATTGGAGCTCTATCAAATGATTTTTTAGTTGCTCTTACTTTGTGCGATAAATTTCCAATTAAAGTTTGTTCCTCAAAGCGAATTTTATTAGAAGCATTAAATCCTAAAGATGGAACAGTAGCTGTTACAGTTCTATCGTATGGTGTATATTGATAAGGATACGCAGATGCCGAATACATATTGCTTGCAGATGCAAATGGTTCTGTATAGCTTTCATTTATAGCAACATTTTTAATAAACGAATCTTTAGTTCTATCTTTTGGATATTCAAAATCTAAACGGAATAGTAAATCTGTCGTTGATGCTGTATATGAATTACCATTAATTGCATCTGGGAATAATGTGTGATTTTCAAATTTACTTCTTTGTAATGGAACAGTCCATAAACGAACTTCATCGATATTACCTTCAAATCCATTTCCACCAATTTGTAAAGATGAGCCAGTTTCCCATTGATTATCGGATGTCAGTAATGACATACTAACAAATGTATTTATTCTAATACCATCAGATGATGCAAACCAAATTTCATATTGCGATTGAGAACCACCATAATTATATCTATTTATAGAAATATTTGTATAATTCTCCAATGATAATGGAATATTAATACTACCTGTCTTAAAGTCAGGCCCATACACATATTCCGCTTCCGATGAATCCATATAATAAGTTGATACTGATGCGCTAACGAAAGGTTCATCAAAATATGTTGCCTCACCAACATCTCCACCAAAGTTTAATTCAAGCGATACAAACGAACCAGTCGTTCTAAGTAAATCAACTTTCCATTCACTTCCAGAAATTATAGTATAAGATGTTTCAGGTAGTTTTGCAGGCTTTATTCTAAATTCAACACAAGCTGGGTAATTACCTGTTGTTGGTGCTACTTTCCAAGGAACTTTAATATTAGAACTACCATTTTGATTCAAACTACCAGTCAAATAAATTGCAGCTGTTCTATCATCGAATGTAAATTTAGTGGTTGCATCTTTTGTTGGGTCTTGCGGTCCACCAAATTCCATTATAGTCAACATAGATTGTGGTACACCATAACAAGCCATAATAGCTTTCATAGCTCTAGCAGTACCCTTATGTTTTAATAAGTAAGGTAAGTTATTTAAAATTCTTCTCCAAACTTCATTGTTTGCATCATCAAGAGGCATTGAATATATTTGGTATCCTTCTCTATTTGTACCATATACATGCTCCCAAAGGAAATTGGAATTAAATGCTCTTTTTGTATCCCACCCAAGTGATTGTAAAACAGGTCCAACTATACTATTTATTATATTTTTTGATTGAAATTCTGCTACTTTTTTACTATCTCTAAGAGAATTTATATAAGCCCAAATTATATCAAAGTGCTGACCTATCATATCCAAAAATACAATAAAATCATTATTATCATAATCTTCTTGTATATACAATGGAAGATTATTAACTAAATAATTTGAATTATATCTATCATAATTCTCAGCAGATGCTACTATAATATTATACCATAATTTAGCTTCATCTGTTGTTGATAAGTAATTTACTTTTCTTGTAATACCATCTTGAAAAGTATTATCAAACTTAGGATATGCTAATGTATTTGTTGATGTGTATAGGTACTTTTCAAAACCATCAAAGTTTTGAATTATATTATTAATTTTATTAAGTAATACACCAGATTCATCAACTGAATACTGACCATATCCTATTGCAACTTCAAATTCTATATCTAATGAATCCTCGGTAGTTATTATTTCATTACCTTCTATTTCAGGTGTGAATATACCTTGAGCATCTTCTGTTAATACAAAACCAACATTGAAAGTTTGTTCTGTTATTGCTTGGTATTCTACAATATATTTTTCAAGTATTCCAAGTTTATAGAAGAAGTTATTTACTCTTTCCTCAGCCGAACCAAAGTTTACATAATTGGCCCAAACATATTCAGAATTATTTACATATTCTATATTTAATTTACTTGTATCAATTCCCTTTGATTGTACATAATTATTATACAATAGGTTAGATGAATAAGAACCACTTGCTACCAATTCATCAAAAACTTGATATCCAATTCCGTTATCAATTTCTAAAGAAAAATTAGGTCCTTTTAATGGTGGACAGTTTTGAGTAGTATCCCCAACCAAACGTATAGTATCGATTATTGGATTTGCTAAAATCTTAGAAACCCAAACTTGTTGGTTTGTTTGTATTGAGGTTGGTAATGGTTCGTATAATTTTAATATTAATGAATTTTGACTACCAGTCCAAGTTGTAATCAATTTATTATCACCTTCGCCAAAATGCAAAAGATGAGTTAAATATTTAGAGGTTTTTTCCCTCAATATACTTCTATTAAATTGACCTATAAATCCTTCTGCTATTCTATTAATAGCAACATTTCTTGGTATTGTAAAATTACTTTTTATAAATTTAATAGTAATAAATTCTTCCTTACCAACAACAGTTTCTATACCACTAATGTTGTATGGTATTAATTTTAAATTTAATACAATGTTAAGCTGGTCTTCAGCTATATTACCACCACCTAACTCTATTAATTTTTTTATATTTAATGGAGTGTTTCCGCTAGGAGAAACCTGTGTGTAATTAGTACCATTATATATTCTAATATAATCGGTATTTACTGATTGGTATGATATTTGAAAATTAACATCAGTGCCTACAAAATCAGGACCAATTAATTCAGATGGGTATGATATATTTCTAATATCAGGTACACCAACATAAACCTCATTTACTACATTTAAAGTAAATTCAATAGGAGTACCATCAAAGTTTTGATTTGATGATAAAATACTTAAACCTGTTTTTTTAGCAGTGGATGGTACTAATACAACTCTATAATTTCCTATTTTTTCGATAGCAGCTGCTGGTATTGTTACAAATACTCCAGATTCCGTATTTTCATTTAGTTTTGTGTACTTATAAACTTTATCACCAATATAAATGGCTACATCCGATACTATTCTATTTTTAATTATACCAATTGGTATATCCGATTTTTCATTTATATTATACTTTCTATTATTTTCTTTATTTGAAAATTCAATTGATGGTAATATTTTAGTAGTAGGAGCTTCAGTTGTTGTTATTGATATTTTTGTATTACCATTGGCTTCAAATCGTAAAAATACACTAGAATTTCTAATTGTATTATTTAAAATAGAACCTACTGGTGATTCAACCGATGGTAGTATTTCTTCCGATTGTCCATTTGCGTTTGTAACTATAATTTTTGATATTATATAACTTTGTAAATCGGATGATGATATAGCTACTTCTGTTCCAATTTTTTCAGTATATGTATATATCGTACCAGTAGTTAAGGTATCCCCAACCGCTGCAGTTGAATATAAAACAGAATCTGCAATACCATCTACTTCAATTGTAATAGTTACATTTGAATCTATTGGATTTACATCTATTGGTAGTTCTCCTTTTTCTAAATTAAAATTTATATCAATTATTTGATTTGCTGTATTATACTCAAATATTTGTATTTCTTCATTTTTATAATATTCAACTATTATTTCAAATGGTGGTGTACTTGTATATATTGGCTGATTACTACCAACCAAAGGTTCATTATAATTTGGTAATAATCTATTCTGATACCCAATTAGACTATCGCCTAAGTTTATATTAAAATCTAAATTACTAAAATTAAAATTAAGATTTGGTACAGCCCTAAATACATATTTTTCATTTGATTTAAATCCAGTTTTACCTACAGTAATTGTTTTACTACCGATTTTTAATAAATCATGTACAGATATATCTAATTTATCAGTTGTTACTTTAAATGTATTTTCTGCGTTTACATATATTTGTGATTCTTGATTTGATTTTATGTTTACTATTACATTACTATTTGCATTTATTGTACCATACGCATTTGGATTTGTTGTGATAGGAATTATTACATCCGTTGGTGTTGTTACTACACCACCACCACCACCTCCACCAAAGGACACAGATGAATCACTAATACTATTAAGTACACTTGCAGGATTTGTTCCCTCTAACGAAAAATCATCTCCGAATATTCCATAATTTGCTTCTGCCATTACTTAATAAATATTTTATTGTATATTTTCTCTACCACCTTCATAAATTCTATCTCTACCAATTCTACCATCACCACGATCAACTTCAGTAAAACCACTACCGCCACCAAATCCACCACCACTACCACCGGTCGGAGTTTCTATTATAATAGGTAGTGCATCACGTACATTTTCAACGGGAGTTTCTATTGTTTTAATTTCACCCGTTGTAGGGTTTTCTACTTCTACTGGATTGATAATTACATCAGTTTTCGTATCAGGTATTAATTCAGCTTTCACTTTTTTCTTAAATATTATACTTTTTTCACTTTGTGTTGGCTTTTCTATTGTAACTATTTTTAGTTCAGGAACTTTAGCATCAATTTGTATATCAGATGATTTAGATTGTAATATACTTGGTGCATCATCTATACTGATAATATTAGCATTTACAGATGTTGCAGATAATTGTTCATCTTTTTGAGATAAATAAAAATTAATAGAATTAACAATAAGTTCTGATAATCTTCTTATTATCTTATCTTCCGATAATTGTAATGGTGGTTTTGTTGTTCTTGGTTTACCATATTTTAAATCTTTAATATCCGATATTCTATTTGTAAATTCATAATAACAAGATTCTACAAATTTTTTATGAACATTAACAGTGAAAGAATCAAAATTAGAAATTTTATATTCCGTTTTTAATTTTTCATACCAACCCTGTCCGTATGTGTTTTTTATAAAATCATCAATAACAGAGGAGTTTATAGATTCAACTAATCGTAATGCATTATATATTGTATCACTTCTAAAATCACCATTATTATAAAATATATTAAATCGTTCTTTTATATCACTTATGTTTCCGCTCTTTTCTAATGGGAATACTCTAACTTCTGTTCTGGATGGTGATATTTCGCTAATCCAAACTTTATCATCTGATTTATATGACCCAATTCTTTTATTAATAAGAGATATTTGTGTTTTGAATAAACCATTGGCATATCCAGCTTCATTTATTAATCGTTCAACATCTATAAAATATTCAGATGGTAGGTTGTTTTTAGTCATAACAGTACCTTCTGCTAATAAAAAATAATCATTTATATTTTGATTTGTAAGGGATACATATCTAACCAGCCCATTATCTTTTTGTGGTAATTGATTCTCCGAAAAATCATACATAATAAATTCAATAACATCATCTTCACTTAATCCAAAAAAAGACTGCAAATCACCCTGCTCAAATATTTTTCTATCATTTGGGTTAATTCTATACGCCTTATTTTGAATTATTTCCTTAAAATTCTTTAATCCCGCTGCTGCCATAATTAATTACCTCCTGTCCATTTATCACCGGACTGTTTTTGTATTGAAACCGCTAATGATACTTGTGATTTACTTGATTTTGTAATAAGTGTTCCTTTATAACCCTTATCACCTAATAAATTAAATCCTGCACTTGGTCTAAAGCTATCAATTTTAGATTGTATTGTTTTAATAGTTATAAATTTAGTTTGCTTTGGTTCAAGTGTAAATGAAGCAATATTTTCAAAAGAACCAAGAGTATCACCACTTTGTTCAAATGTTAATGTAACGGGTTCTCTTGAGAAATTATAAAATTCAACATCAGGTCCATTTATCCAACTTCCATTACCATCATCTTTTGCCCTACCTCTGAATGTTAAATCATTTTGAGCAGCTTCACCTTTTTGTATAACTTTAACAGAGAAATCCATACCCACTTTTGCACCTTCAGCAATTTTAGCTTGCTTACCTTCCAATATTTCTCTATATTGGTCATTTTGTTCTTTTAATGATTGGTTACGAGCGGTTAAAGAAACTCTTTGAATAGCTTCAGCAGTTCCTCTTTGTATAGAATTTTGTAAATCAACAACTGTTGATGATATCTTTACATTCGATTGATTTAATTGATTTTCAAAAGATGCCACTAATATTTTTTGTGCATCAACATCAACTCTCAAACTTTCCGAAACTATTTCAAGTTCACTAACCTTTGCTGTTAAATCTACTACAATTGTATTAAGTCTAATAACTTCTTCCGTTAAATCAATAACAGATTGAGTTACTTCATTATATACCGGTCTCGGAACATCATCATCCAATGGTGGTGGTTCTGTTGGTATTAATTCAAATATACGAGTATCTATTGATTTTTGTAAATCATTTTCATTGTATTTCGGATTTGATAATTTACCAAAAACAACACCATCTAAATCATTTAATTCGTTAAATTGATATGAATTTTCGCTAGTTTTTGACACAACCAAAGAACCACTTTTACTTATATTATCAAGTAAAAATTCGTTTCTTAATCCGGATGATTTTTTAAATACTGCCATATTAGCTATTTGTAATACTAAATGTTATTTTATTATCGTAATATTTTACATCACCATCATTATCAACTTTGAATTCAATTTTATAAACTCTACCAATTTCCCAATTAGAAAAATTTAATTTAATATAGTTTCCTTCGGAATCACAACTTATTTTCGAATATTCACTAAAAGGAATTATAACATCATCCGATGCAAAGTCTTTAATTTGATAGTATGTTGTTTGTGGTAAATATTTTATATCGTTATATGCAAACTGATTTGTAAACGTTTTAATTGGATGTAATTCTCTACCAGTTATTCGTATCGTTGGATTCGTGCCTTTTTTATATTCATTTTTAAATGATTTAACACCAACTTTAATATCAGAAGCTGTTAATGGTAATAACGAACCAGTTATAAATGACTGGTCATCCCAGCCTATTCTTATTTTTGGTTGATAAATTGTAAAAGTTTCTTTACTAAATAATCGTAATATACCATAATCCTGTGTGTTAGATTCTATGTTTTCAGGAAACAACGTTGAGTTTGCGAACTTTAACATCAACCCATCATTTGGAATAGAACCTGACATCCAAACTTTTAACATTGCTTTGATATCCATATCGATATCACCTCTCTCATAATTGAATGTTTGAGATGCACCATATTGGGTGTACCAAGTACCACCACTACCATCATTTATACTAGCCGTAGTAGAACCACTAAAATCGTTTTCTAACCAATTTATTTTAGTATCACCTTCTCTATAATTCCAGTTTACACCCTTTGTAGTGATTGCATCAAATCTAGTACCAATACCCATTTCCCAACTTCCAGATATAGGATTTGCATGAATTGTATATTCTAATGGTATTTCTTCCGTTTGAGATTCTTTTATCAATAATCTAGCATCAGTCATGCCAATTGTACCATCATATAATGATTGAGATAAGAACCCCAACTCAAATTTAAGTAATGCATGTGATACGTCTTTTACGTTTCCATAAAAAACTTTACTTACTTCTAATATTTCGTCTAAGCCTGTATTTTGGTTAGGCTGTTGTAAATATATCGATGCATCTTTCGATGCTGTTAAAAAATAGTATGCCATTATATTGCCCTCCCTTTTATGTCTGAATTCGGAAACTTAAGTTCAAAAATAGAAGGGTCTAATGATGGATATACCACTTTATTTTTTGTTGCAGCTGCTATGTTGTATGAATTGGGTGAATGTCTACCTCCACATTTATTTGTTATCTGAAGTTTTGGAACAGACCTAACACCATCAACATTTGCTATTAATACTTCTAATTCACTTAAATTAATTGTTTGGTTAAAAGACCAATTATCTATATTAAAATATCTTTGTAACTCTAATATACATCTAGTAACTACTTCTGATTTATTATCATTTCTTTCACAAATTATTTCAAATTCAACTCCAATGTTTATAATAAACCCATCAGAAAAATTAACACCATCGGTTAGTATTTTGTATTCGTTAAGATATGTTTTTAAATTTTCTTTAACTGCTCTATTGACAGGAGTTAATTTTCCAAAATTATCTAAACCTAACATATATAGGTTAATAGCAAATGGATTATTTTTTTCATTTTCATTAGATGTTTTTCCAATTAAAAATTGTGTAATATCTGAAGTAACTGAAGCTCTTGTTGGTTCTTCATTATCCGATTTATTTACAAAATCCATAACTAAATCCGTAAATTCTTGTAGAACATTCGGAGATGCTAAAATAGATGATGGTGAATTGTTATCCAATTTTCCATCGGCAGTTGCATAGCATTTAGAAATTGCACCATATTTTGCAGGCATTGATAATGCTCTAATCTGATAATCTTTTGATGTAACTGCTCTATTTTGTGCGCCAAAATTTCCCAAAGCGTTTTGTCTAATTTCTTCAATTGTTTCAGCACCTCTACCACCAGTTGCTGGTATTTTATTTGTAACTGCTATTGAGTTTTTTAAACTATTGTATGTTCCAATTTGTGCTGCGTTTAAATCAGCATAATCATTATCAAATTCAATAGATGTTATATTTGAAAGTTGTCCGGCCTCAACGTTAGATGAAACCCCCCCACCTGTATAATATTTTACAGTGATTGTTGTATTCGACGGTGATATTCCGTATGATTTTGTCTTTAAAAAATTAGTTGGGTCAAATGAAGCTTCCAATCTACTAATAGAGTTGGGTAGTCCTAATCCAACATTTTTAAGATTTGGAATTAAGTTTTCTTCTTCTGTGTTTGGATTTCCTGCACCAAATTGGATAGTTGTTGTAAAATCAGAATTAACTTTTGCAACAAATCGTCTAGGTGTTTTTAATGTTTTTATAATATAAGGTACAGTATCTTTAAATTGAACAAGGTCTGGGTCATTTAAAGAAGTATTTGGGTAATCTAAAAATACCATTTCTTGTGCTAAGTAAGGAACTTCATAATATTTGTTTCCATTGGAATCCCTTACATCATATATTTCAATTACATTAGTATTTTCTAAAACTATATTTGCAAATGGTTCGTATGAACCGAATTCAAAAGTATCTTCTTCTGGAATTGCTGAAATTGCTTGTACATATTTTTTAATAAGATACAATGTGGGGTCTCCCGTATTTGCATCTCTTTGGTATATTGTAATTTCTCTATCATTAGAATCATTAAAATCTATTACATCAGTAGTTATAAATTTAATAGAATCATTTTTAGATTCAACTACCATACCTTGCTTTATTCGTAATAAATACTTACTATCAATAGTATTTGCTAACCCACTACCAATTGATGGAGCTACTTGATATATCTCTAATGTTGTTGTAGCAGGTGCTGTTACTTTTGGTTTATATCCTAAAAATTGAGCTAATGCTATTACATTTTCTTGGTCTTCCGCTGTTGTTATTAATGATTCTTTAAAAGTATCATCTACATAATAAGAAAGAACATCACCTACATAAGATGCCATTTCAATAAACATCATACCAGGAGATGCCTCTGTAAAATCCGTATTTGTTTTAGGAAAATACGTTTTTGCAAATTCTACTAAATTATCTTTAAATGCAGAAAAATCTTTATTAAGATATTTTATATCTTTTCCGCTGTATGTTTTATTACTGGGTGTTGAATTCATATTATGGTGCTGTTTGTTGAACGTTGATTGATACTACTCCAGAATTACCAGTATTTCTACTTCTAAACTTCAATGATATATTCACTAAATTTTTATCTCTGTTTTCATTACTCATATCAACAGTTATTTCATCGATATTAACATTTGGTATATATCTTTCAACAGAGTTTGTTATTATTTCTTGAACCCTGTCTTCAAAATCATCTGTTATTTGTTCGAACAATAAAGTTTCTACCCCTGTCCCAAATAATGGATTCATTACTCTTTCACCTCTTTTTGTTAATAATAAATTTTTTATATTAGATTTAAGTTGTTCTATTTCAGTATAATTTTGTTTAAACGCAACATTAGTTATCTGAATTGGCAAGGCTAATCCAACTGCATAATCATCATATTCTTTAGATTCTATTATTGGTTTTCTACCTAATATAATTGCCATTACTTCTTAAATCTTTTTACAAGTTCCGAATAATCTCTATTCAAAGCTTTATCTATTTCAGCTACTCCAGTGTTTACTCCCAATCCAGTTGGTTGAGGTCCTTTAGCCATTTCACCATAACCCATTTTTTCAGCTATCGCAGTTTTACCTACAATCGAACCCATATCACCTTGTCCAAAGTTCATTGTTCTAAACCCACCATCTCCTTGCGGAATACCACCTTTTGTTTCATTGAGGATTTGATTAATCATTGGATTTTTGCTGTATTGCTTTGTTGGTACTATTTTTTGTTCAATTGATTCTACAATCGTATCATCTTCCATCATAGCTTTAGCCATTGATAATCCAGTAGTTTTTGGTTTAGCAGGTTGTTTACCCTCTGCTATTAGTTTTTTCATTTCAGCCCTTACAGTTTCCTTAATTAATGCAGGCAATTGCTCTTTAAGCTCCTCTTTAATAAGAATCTGAATAGCTTTTAATAGTTTGTCCGTATTCATACTTTATTATTTGTTATGTTTATAAATATTTGAATTGTTATTTTTGAAAATTATGTACTAAATAGGGTTGCTTCCTCTTTTCTTCGTCTAACTAAACCTGGATATAATTGGCCGGTTTTTGCACCTCTGGTTGGTCCATTTAATAATCCATTAGCAGCTCCTGCGTAATCTTTGTTTCTTACCGATGCAGCTATACCTGCTCTTAAACTACCACAATTATAAACAAAACTTAAAAGAGCTGCTTTTTGTTTATTATTTAATGCGTTAAAATCTTCTTCAGATATTTTATTATCACCACTTCCCACTAATCTAGCTTTAAATGTTATAGAAACTTCATATTGTAATACCTTTAACGCATCTTCTACAGTTGTAGTATCTCCATATTTAACAGTTCTTATTTGTCCAGTTGAAGGGTCTAATATTTTACTAGTACCAAATCCAAGTCTTGGGTCACCCTCATCATTTACTGCATTTTTTGAAAACCCTTCATTTTTTCCTATAAACTTTGCAGATAATGTAATCCAATCGGCACTTAAATCTAAAGCACCAAAATCTACATTAATAATACCACCACCTCCACCAGAAGAAAAACCACCACCTCCACCACCTGCTCTAAATCCTTGTACAAATGGTTTACCTTGATTCCATTTAAATCCCGTAACAGTTTCTCCAGAATCGATACCGCCTACATCGGATTGGTCTAAAAATGCAGCAATTTCCGCATCTATATCTTCTTCTGTAATTCCATTTTGAATAGTTTCTTGCTCTGTTGGTTTTACTGATTCTTGTGCATCTACATCTTCTTTCGGTTTAAAATCATCTTCAGTTACTACTTTTGTTGGCGTTGAAGGTGAAACAGAATATCCAGTCCAATTGAGTACACCAACATTTGGAGTTCCTATTGGTGGATATAGTGATACAGTATATATTGTACCTTTAACGCTATTTAAGTGGTTAGTTGCGTATGATATAAATTCATCCACTATTAATCCCGTATTATCCGTTGGTTGTATTGCTGACACTTAAATTAATTTTATCCTATTATTATATAACCTCTAATTGTTTTTGGATTAGCTATATGTGTAGTTACTGCTGCTGAATAGTTTCCATCTATACCATATACAGTCCCTTTATCTGCTTTTAAAACCAATCCAATATGGTCCATTCCACCATGGTCATTATTCATACTTCCCCATCCATATACAATTGCATCACCAACATTTGGTACATAATTTGGATTTGCTCCATCTACTTTACTAACCCATCTACTATTATCAATAGCCCATTTAACCCAAGTTGGAACGTATGCTTTATTTGGATGACCTGATATAACTGCTCCAGCTTCCTGCCACCAAGTAGTAACCGCACACGCACACCAAGCAAATCCGGTCCCACCACCTGCTCCGTTTTTTTGCATTTGAACAATTCTAGCATGCCCAGTATCACTTTCTTTGGGAATTTCTCTTACCCCATTAGCTTCATCGTTTTGTGCAATTAATACTGCTTTTAAACCAAGTGATGCGTTTGGTGGAAATGTTGGTGGTGGATATGTTTGATTAAAAGAGCCGCCATATCCACCTCCACCTATACCACCACCTGCTTTAAATCCTTGTACAAATGGTTTACCCTGGTTCCATTTAAATTCCTTAACAGTTTCTCCAGAATCAACACCACCTACATCAGATTGGTCTAAAAATGCAGCAATTTCCGCATCTATTTCTTCTTGAGTTTGTACTGGGTCTGAAGGATTTGGTGTTGGTGTTACATAAGTTGAAGTTGGTACGGTTGTGGTAGTTATTGGTTGAACTGCAGCACCATCAATTTTATTTTCAACAGGTGGTATTGTTATTCTATACTCCTCATTTTCAATTAATATAGATTCACATTTATTTATTTCATCTTCAAAAGTAGATGCCTCAACAAGTCTATTCTGTGTTACAGCTGTATTATAATTTGTAGTTGCCCTTTCTAATTGCTCTTGTACTTCCGCTCTCCTTTCATTACTTAATTCAAAGTTAGGTTCTGTATTTGCTGAAGATTGTGGCTGTTTCCAAATTCCTACATCGGTGATAGTGTTTTGAGTAACCTGTATATTACTTGTACTGCCTGGTGCTGGTTGTATTGGTATTGGAGCCGTTGCCATAACCGCACCAGCCCAATATGCTTTAACTCCCTCACCCATCTCACCTACTAAATCGTATGGTTGTGATGCGGTTAATCCTTTTTGTAATGCGGATTTAAAAAAGATTTTCATCATTTCAACATTACCAGAAACCAATGGAATTGAATGAGTTCTATCAAAACCACGTTTAACTGCAGCATCATATTCCTTTGCATAGGATTCAGCAACAACATCTATATCCGAAATTCCTTCAGGACTATTTGCTACTCTTAATATATTTTGTTTAAACGTTTCCCAAGACATTATTTAGTTATTTTTTTCGCATTCCCCAACTTTCTAAATTTGGAATTTCTCCTTTATTACTTTGTATGAATAATTCTACAGCCCTTTCTTCAGTAACTTTACCTTTAAAATTAAGTGCACCAACCCCATCTGCTTCCCTCTCACCTACAAATAGCATAACAGATATACGCCTACCATCCCATTCATATCTATATGATAAGTTTCCTTTTGGTGGAGCCGGTTTAGGTATTGCTGGTGTTGTTACTGGAGCTGCTTGTCCAAATTCAAATTTCTTTTCTTCTTTTTGAAATGCTTTTGGCTCGGGTGGAGTTTTTGGTTTAAACTTTTTAAGTTCTTTAAATGCTGGCTTCTTTGGAAATTTTGGTAAATCCGGAATACCTAAAGAATCTTTAAGACCTTTTAATAATGCGGCCGCATCTCCTTTTAAATCCGAAAAAGCTGATGCTAATTTTCCAGCTGCTGCCTTAGCTTGGCCTTCTGCTGCGTTTGCTGCACCTTTTGCTGCTGCTTTTCCCGCTTCAGCCGCTTTACCAGCTTCAGCTCTTTTTTCTGTATTATCTATCATTATGCCGTTTGATTTAATTTACTAAGTATATCATTTAATTTTGAATGTATTTTACCAAATTCAGGTTTATTTTTAGGTCCTATTGCGCTTGGACCGGATGGTGTTAGAAATTGCATATCGCCTATTGCCTGTATTAACTCACTTAATATTTCCACTAACTTTTGCCCCTTAACCAACGGTTCTAAATCTTTACTACCTAAGAAAACAGAACCATTTCCAGCAAATATTTGAAAATCTCTATTGTTTGTTATAAAACTTATATTATCATTTACACTAACATTCATACCAAGTCTTGTATCAATAGAAAACTGCCCATCTGATATAAACCCAACATTGCCTTTTGAATAAAACATCATTTCTGCATTTTTAGCAGATAATATAATTCTACCAGAGTTTATTAATGCTTGGTCACCTTTAAGAGTTTCAGGATATGGTTTAAACGATTTTGGTAGTGTTTGAAAATCGGTAGTACCTTTATCATTTATTGTACCGGGAATAAAAGGTAATACATATTCACCGGAACTTAATACTATCGATGAACCATCTCTATTAATATCTTCAATTATACTACCGGATGCTGCTGGACTTATTTGAGTTAATGGTGATTCATTATTTCTAATGATTGTAGTAGGTGCGAATGATTTGGCTGGATTGTTATATGCTGAAAATCTAATGCTTTGCCCAAATCGAGATTCAATAAGAGTATCTCCTTCATTTAGCGATAATCTATGTATGTTTGAAGCTTTGTAATATGCACCATATCCATCACGATTTATGGAATCTAATGTATCGGAATTACTTCTTGCGATTCGCGTATTTTCTGTTCTTTCATATCTTTGAATTTTATCAGAGTTGTTTCCTGTTTGAGGATTATTTGCAGTAGTGATATTACCAAATTTCTTTGAAATAGTATCAAACGCTCCACTTATATTTTTATTACCAGCTACATCACCAGATATTCTTTTATACAAAAGCCTAACACCAGATTTTTCAATAGAAACATATTCATTAATTACAGGTAAATCTATAAAGTTTTTTTCAAATGGATGTGCAACTGGTAATTCAGTATCTTTCATAGTTGCGGATGGGTGAAGTGGGTCTAGCATTCTAAATGTTATTCCACCAATATCACCAGCATCTTTATATTTAGGATGTGTATTATCCAATATAACACTATAAACAACAGCTTGATTAGATGTAACTCCTTGCTGTCCTTGTTGGGTGTTGGATTTAAATCTAGTCATCTTACTTCATTTTTTGTTTTAAATCTTCCAATTCAAATTCCAAATCATCAACTCTTTCAACTTGCTCTTTAGTATCTTCCAATTCTTTAAGTAATTGATTCTTTTCAAATTCAGTTAAGAAACCATCCTGTCCTTCGGTTTTCTTTTCAGATGCTATAATCTTAGTTGCTATTGTTGCTAACTTAACCAATTGGTCATCGTTCTTTACCGAACTATCAATTAGTGAAGATAATATAGGTCCTACACTTGCCACATCCCCAGCATGCTTAATCATCTTTTTAAGTTCTTCTATTAAAGCTGATATTTTTGCTTTTTTGGATAATTGGTTGTTATATATATCCTCAAATAGAGAACTTAGATTCTTTCCTTTAAATAATTCGAATTCTGTTGACATATTAATATATTTACATTTTGTATGTATATAAATATGGTTCTATTAAAATGTTGAAATTAAACTGGGATTACTTCAATTGTAATCTTAGGTTGGTATCCTTCAGGCAATTGTTTATTGATACCTTTGAATTCATTTACTTTTTTCTTAAAGTATGTTATTTGTAATACCTTATCGGTTAAGTTCATTACAGTTTGAGATGATGTAGACATTTCTTTTGTATCTCTTTTCATATTCAATTGGGGTTTGGTTGGAAAGTATTCCTTTCTCATAGCTTGTGCTATTTGTTTCCAATCTTCCACTTTATCAACCGATTTCTCAGCAGATATCTTTCTCATTTTTGAACTTAAATATTTCTCACCATGCGTATATCCAGCATCGGTAAACATGTGTCCGTGATTTGTACGAACAACAGGTGATTCGGAGTTTTGAAGTTTAACATCAGGCTTATGCTTAGATGTGGTTTCAATACTAACCATGTGTTTTGGGGATGATACAAATGTATGACCTTTCAAAGATAATCCACTCTTACCCTTATATTGTAATGCTGCTTTTACCGCTTTCATTAGAGTAGGTTGCTTGATGATATTTCTCATCTTATCACCATCAGGTCCTGGCTTTCCAGCTTTTTTTACAAGCTTTGCTTCAGCTTCATCATGTCCAACTAATAATGCGGAGTTTACAACACCGATTCCGTTTTCATTTAAACCCTCACTCCAATCGGTTATTAAATCATGCAGATATGCAACTTCTACACCATCAATGATAGTATGTACAATTTCTAAAGAAGGATTATAAGCTCTATCTCTATTTTTAGCTAAGATAAATTTATCATTTATTTCTTTAGAAACAATAATGCACTCTGTAAGTTTCATTTTGTTATTGGATGTATGCGTTCAATTCGTATGAGTTTCTCATACCATAAACCTGAATCTGAAGTTTCTTTCTTTGAACCTTACCATCTTTAGATAATTCAATACTAAATTTATTAGTCTTGCCTTCCGATGGTTTTCTAGGACCCATTCCTATTTGTCTGAAAGAATCATCATCATTTATTTCGTATCCTTTTTTCTCTGCGTATTCTTTAGCTGCTTGGATAGCTGATGTATATGATTTGTGATATACTTCGTAATCCGATTTTGCTTCTTTTATTGGATTCATTTTTTCATCCGATACCCAATATGCCGTTCCACCACCTATTGAATGTTGAAACATCTTTTCCATTTTTTCAGCGTATTTCTTTGCATCACTATATGAATTAAATACTTTTGGCTTATTAGTTGTCTTAAATGTTTTTTGGTCAAATTCCTTTTCTAAATCTTTTCCCCTACCTCTACCTAAGTTGTACGTTACATAGTATTTCTTTTCAGTAAGAGTTACTTCTTTATTTATTTCCTTACCAGCCTTAACTGCATCTTTATGTGCATCAGAATTTCCATGTGCAGGTTTTTCACCTCTAGCTTGCTTAGCTCTAATGTTTGCCCATAGACCGGGCTTTGATTCGTTTAGTATATCTTTTAACTTTATCATATTAAAATGCTCCGTTTAATTCTTTAGCTGCATCATCTCCGTACTTTGATTTGAATTTATCTGTCAAATCTTTTAGGATACTACTTCTATATTTAGAAACTTCCGATGGCATTGAACCTTCGATATCATGTATTGTTTCAATTGCTTGTAATAATTTAAGAGCTTTTGTATTATTTAAAAATGTTGCCAATTCGATTACAGCGCCAGTATGGTCGTTTCTATCAGTCAATTTAGCTATCTTCTCTATAATTTGCGTAGTATCCTTTACTTCGTTTACTTTAGGTTTTCCGGTTACAATACCCATTAATTTTATCATATTATTTCTTTACTTTAATTTTCCAATATGTACCAAATCCAACATAAGGTGAGAATGAACCATTAGTTCCATCAACAGTTCTATTGTTTACACCAATGTTTAAGTTGTAGAGTTTATCCTTCTTAGTCTTAAGGATTAAACCGGCTCCAACTGCAGAAACATAATCTTCTTTGTTAAATCCAGCATTCAAACCATAATATAATTGAGTTTTTGCAGGCTCTTTAACAATCATAGTTTCTTTAATAGTTCTTTGTTTAACACTTGCGTTGAAAGTTCTACCTAAGATTTTGTTTTGTGAGATAGTATCGGTTACAGCCACAGTTCCTAATGAATCAGGTAATACTAACACATCCTTATATAATACTTTTGAATAGTAATCTTTTAATAATGCAGCCGTATCAATTACAGCTGGAATTAGGACCTCTTTTTCAACAATTGTTTCGTGATAGATATCGTCACCCTTCTTAGTTACCACTTTAGTCTTTACAATATCAACCGTATCGATTTCGTGCTTAATTATTTCGTATTTTTTACCCTCAATACGGATAGTTCTTCCACCTGGCATTACCCCACCCGGATTAAACCATTGTAAAAGTATGTAAATAACCAATGCTGCAATAGCAATGTTTCTAAAGTTCAACAATTTTTTCATAATATATTATTTTATGTGTATAAATATTCAGTTATTCTAAAATAACATCTTTGAACCAATTTGGAAGTTATGTAGTAAATTAAAATTGGGTTCAAATGTCATAGCACCTCTATATGATGTAGATAATGCAAATCTTTTACTTATTTTATAATCATATCCCAAACCAACAATTGCACCAGGTGTTCTACTTACTGAACTATTTCCGGTCATTGTATTCCAAGCTATTGGGGATTGCATTACGAATAATTGTGGAGTTAGAGTAACCTTTCTACTATACTGAAATGGTTTCATCCAAAATCCAACTGCGGATGCACTTAGTGATACATCATAACCACCCTCACCCATTCTAGGCATCATTAAGGTAATTACACCCACATTATAACCAAATGTTCCGTACTTAGGATGTGGTTTGATATAGGTGTACCCATTAAGGTTCATTAGAGTTCCTTTAAGGTACGCAAATGTACTTCCGTATGAATGTATCGCATTTAATTTACCTTCCTCAAAATCCATCTTAGTCACACCAGCGCTCAATGCAAATTGGTTTAAGGTACTCCAAATAAGTGCGGTGGCTGAATATGATTTATCACCCATAAGAGATGATTTAGAAACACCAACACTCATCATTACTGCATATCTACCATCCATATCTTCCGTACCAGCCAAATCGGATGCTAACATCATTGGGTTTGCTACGGATTTCTTTTTTTCCTCTTTTTTCTTATCTTCCTTCTTCTCCTCTTTCTTTTCCTCTTTAGATTCTTCCTTCTTTTCCTCTTTTTTCTCCTCTGACTTTGATTCCTCTTTCTTTTCTTCTTTGCTTTCCGATTTAGTTTCTTCTTTCTTTTCTTCAGTCTTACTTTCAGATTTACTTTCCGATTTTGATTCAGATTTTGATTCAGATTTCGTTTCAGTTTTAGTCTCCGTTTTGGTTTCAGTCTTTGTTTCCGTAGATGAAGATGAACCACTACCAGAACTGCTCCCAGAACCTCCAGAACTACTGCTTCCTGATGATGAAGCCGGTGGTGGGGTAGAACTACTACTTGATGTTGGTGGAGGGGCTGATGCGGTTGGTGGTGGTGTTGATGGTGGAGGTGGAATTGCTGCACTTGCCGCTCCACTTGCTGCTGCACTTGCTGATGAACTAGCTGATTTTGCTGCTGCATCTGCTGCTGCTTTTGCTGCCGCATCGGCGGCGGCTTTTGCTGCTGCATCAGCTGCTGCTTGTGCTGCGGCAGCTGCTGCTTGAGCGGCTGCTTGTGCTACTGCGTTTGTTACCGTTTGTTGTACAACCTGATTAGTTGGACATCCCATAGTTGAGTATGCCGTATATGTTGCAGTTATCCAAAGTTGAACTGCACCTGCCATTACCTCTTGTGGAGAAAATACTCTTACCTGATTATAAAAGGATACCGTTGCAAACCCATTTGTCATTGTGGTGGTTGCAACCTTAATCTCACCAGTACATTTGTCCTTATAAGTTTGAGTATAGGTTTGCCCCATCGCTTCCGTAGCGAATAAAGACATAACAATTATCGTTAAACCGAATACCCATTTTTTCATTTTAGAAATTAATACCCAAACCAAAAGTGCTATTTTTGACTATTGGGTCATAATCATACTTTATTGTTAGATTCTTAAAATCATGTAACGCTCCAACTTTAACAGTTGTAAATCTATCTCTATATTTTGGGAAAGTAATATATCCAATATCATCTCTACCTCTCCACTTCACATCTTCAGTCACACTACCAATCATCATGTGGATACCTGTTCTTTTAATTCTTTTACCAATACCAACATAAAAGTTACTTTGCTTTACCAAATCACTTACCATTGGAAAATCTACTTGTGTTATGTTACCATAAGGAAAGAATGTTGAATTATCTCTTTCAAATGTTGTATTATATTCAGCTATAAAATATGCTTTGTTTCCCATTGTAAAGAATCCACCAATCTGATTACCGCCTGTTTTTTGAATACCGAAACTGATGACAGGTTTCTTACCTTTAATAGTATCTGCTTTTCCATTATCATAAATATAAACTCTTGCAGGCTGTCTATAACCCCAATCATTTAAGTAAAAGCCAGGGTTCCAATAATTCCAACCAAATGCAGGTGCTCCCCACATATCCCATCGATTCCAACCCCATCCAAAATTATTCATTAACCACGGGTCTCTTACAATTATGTTTGAACCCGGTCTTGTTCTTATAGGTCTATCATATCCTCTTGATGGTGGTTGATTTCTCCAATTACTAACATCGTTTCTTTGTGGAGCTGATGGTTGTATTGATGGTGTAGACCTTTGAGGTGTAGGTGGGTTACTTCTCCAATTACTAACTTGTGAAAAAGCTAGTGTTGGGATAAATGCTAATAGAAATAATAAGTTTTTCATAGGTATATTATTTAGTTACCTATAAATATAAAAAAAGGGAGAATAAATCTCCCTTTCGTTTTAATTTCCTTTTGATGGGA